AAGCCGTTACGTATGACGTTCTTTGAATTGGACGGATACACAGAATATATGAAAGACCCGAAAAAGGAAAGAACGGAGATTCTTAAGGAAAAGAGGCCTTATGTTCTTAATTATCGGGAAAGCGCGGCCGATGGTAAAGAAATATACGGCGGCGAAAACTACAAAGGATTTCCAGTAGTTCCAATGTGGGGCAACGGCGACCATATATGCAACATTGAGGCGTGGCGAAGAAAGATTGACTGTTACGACTTGATAGCGAGCGGAATGGCGAATGATGTAGACGAGGCCAGTCTTATTTATTGGACGATTGAAAACGCTGGCGGTATGGATGATGTAGATTTAGCCGAGTTCGTAAAGAGAATGAAAACTCTACACGCCGTAGTAATGGACGACGAACACGCAAAGGCAACGGCACACACACAAGAGGCGCCAGTACAAGCACGAGAAACCTATCTGGCAATGCTTAAGAACGATATTATGGAGGACGCAATGGCGCTGGATACTAACGCGATTGCAAGAGGCAATACAGTAGCCACGGCGATTCGTGCGGCGTATGAGCCGTTAAACAATAAGACCGATGATTTCGAGTATTGTGTTATCGAGTTCGTTCAAGGCGTTTTAGAGTTAGCGGGTATAGAGGATGACCCGACGTTCAAGCGTTCTACAATCATAAATCAGTCAGAGGAAACCCAGATGGTATTAAGCGCGGCCCAGTTATTAGACAAGGAAACCGTCTTAAATCATTTACCATTCTTAAGTCCAGACGAGATTCCAGCGATTCTTGAGAGAACACAGGAAGAAGAAATGGCACGTAACGAAATGAATTTACAGATGGCCGCCGCGATGGATGATATTAAGAAGGGAGCAACCGAAAACCTAGAGGGAAACCCAGAGGAAGAATCGGAGGAATAATAGATGGGCGCAAGGAGTGAAACCGACCGACTGTTAACAGAGTTAGAGCGGAAACTGACGGCGCTATACAGTCAAGCCGCTAAAGAGATTCAATTAAAGTGGGATAGATTCGCAAAAGAGCAAAAGCCAAAGATTCAAGCCGCGTATGATGAGTTGCAAAAGGCCAAACAGACTGGCGACTATAAAGCCATAAACGCGGCCAAGGCCGAGTATGAAAGAGTGATTCGTAATGCGACGTTAGGAAATAACCGTTATAAAGCGTTATTGGACGAAACAACGGCTAAACTGGCGAACGTGAATAAAGTAGCGTTAGGATATGTAAACGATAGTCTGGCCCAGATTTACTTGTTAAATTATAACGCGTTTGATGATTCGATGTTATTGGATTACGACTTTACCTTAATGAGCGAAGAAACTTTAAAGGCCCTTGTGACGTCAAATTCGGCGTTTTTACCTACTAAAACACTTAATATCGCTAAAGACATAGCGTGGAATGAAAAAGCGATAAACTCGCAATTATTCCAAGGCATATTGCAAGGCGAAAGTATAAACAAGATAGCGTTAAGACTTATGGCCGTTACGGATATGAATTGGAAAGCCGCAATAAGGAACGCCCGAACAATGTTTACGGCGGCCGAAAACCAAGGTAGATTTGATTCTATGAAGAAAGCCAGTAACGATGGCGTTATAGTATATAAGCGCTGGATAGCAATGCACGACGAACGAACGCGTGACGCCCACGCAGAATTGGACGGCGTAGAGATACCGTGGAACGAGCCTTTTGTTAATTCAATCGGCCCGATAATGAAACCAGCCGACCCAGCGGCGGCGCCAGCGAATGTTTATAATTGTCGTTGCGGTATGCGTTCGGTGATTAAGGGATTCAAGTGGAGAAAGTTGAGGGATATGTTTGAGTAAGGTTAAGTTAGAAAGCCACGTTGCAGAATTCAAGGCAGAATTAGAAAGACGTATCCCTATTGTTCTGGACGCCGTTGGTCAAGAGGCGGAAGGCGACGCGATGATAACATTAAGGAATAGAATCGGTAAGTCCGAGTGGTATGTTCCAACTGGTACGCTTATGAATTCCATAACCCATCAAGTTGTGGAAAGCGAAGATTCTGTTTATATCGGTACAAACATAGAGTACGCGCCGTATGTAGAATATGGAACGGGTATTTACGCCGATAATGGCGCTGGTAGAAAGACGCCGTGGGCGTATCGAGGAAACGATGGCAAGTTACATTTTACCCACGGTATGAAACCTAAACACTTTCTCAAGGACGGCGTAATAGGTAATGTGAAAAAGTATAATGATATAATAAAAGCGGGCCTTGAATAGACCCGCTTAAATTATGCTTTCTTCTGATTCTTCTTGAATTCGTTGTAGCGTTGCCAGAATAGCATATCCGACAACTTACAATAGTCCTTTGCAAGATACTGGCCGTATGTTAGGCCGTTCTTTCTTGCGGCCACGGCGTCGTTAGCGATGGCCGAATAATTAGACTTGATTTTTTCTTTCATTGTTTGCCTCCATTAAGTCTGATTTTGTAAATGATATTCCACGTATTCGCTGGTTTATACAATCGAGCCGTTGCGATTCGGTTAAGTTTACCGCGCCGTTCCAGATAACAAGCGCCCAGCGTAAGGCGTTTTCTTTCGTAGATGGCGTCCAGCCGTGGAAAAGTGTTAAAACCTCAATCATTTAAGCCTCCTTTGCAAAACCTACGGATATATAATCGCGGGCCGTTGATTCTTTAAGTTCCTTTATCTGGCCAGCGTTAGGGCCTTGTATAAGAATAACTTTCTTTGTTGGCTGGTTTTCATAAACAACCCATTTATTAAGAATTGGTAAGAATCCAGCGAGTTCGTCACGGCATATAGCGCGCGAATCGCTTGTCATATTATCGTAGCCAGTCCAGTTATTGAAAAGTTCTCTAACCGTCATATTAAAGTTGTATGGGCGAACGATTCTATCCCAGAATCCGTATTCCTCAATAGTTCTTTTAGCATACTCCATTTCAAACTTAAAATCCATCATAGTTTTTCTCCATTCTCCCCGTATCGCCGATAGGCCAGCGTGTTTACTATTCTTCGATAAGTTCGTGATAAGGACAATTCGGTTCGGCCTTGTCGAAATGCTTGTGGTAGATTTCTTTAGGAATATCGCCACGCTTGCTACATTCACAGTCTACACAATCGGTAGATTCGTAATAATACTTGCAATTCTCACAACAGATATAAATTTCGTTCATTAGGTAGTCCCCCTTTGTTTTTATGTCTTAATTATACACCCGTAGGGCTATAACGTCAACAGAAAATATTAAAAAATTTGTATATATGAAAATCTTTTCATAGAGCGGAAAGTGTTATATAATTAGGGTAGTATCGAAGGCCAAGGAAATAGGCCCCGAAGAAAAGGAGATTACGAATATGGCACTTACAAGAAAATTCTTATCAGCGATGGGAATTGACGCCGACAAAATCGACGAGATTATCAACGCCCACGCAGAAACGGTAGATGGCCTAAAGGAAGAAATGGCCACATTAAAGGCAGACGTCGAAAAACTGGCGGACGTCGAGAAAAAGCTGGAAACAGCAAACGCTAAAATCGCGGAGTTTAGCAAAGAGGATTCTTATAAGGTTAAGTACGAGGCGAAGAAAGAAGAATTCGAGAAGTACAAGAAGGATATTGAGGCCGAGAAGGAAAAGGGAAATAAGACCAGCGCTTTTAAGGAATTACTTAAAAGTATCGGTATATCCGATAAGAGGATAGAATCCGTAATGAAGGTATCCAGCGCGACTATTGACGACCTTGTAATAGAGGATGGCAAGATTAAAGACGCCGACAAGTTAAAGGCCAGCCTTAAGTCCGAGTGGGAAGATTTTATCGTGACGGACGGCGGAAAAGAAGGAGCCAACGTTAGCAACCCGCCAGAGAATAACGGCGGTAACAAGGCGAAGTCTATGGACGAAATATTCCAGATTAAGGATACAACCGAAAGACAGAAGGCCTTGAAGGAGTATATGTTAGCCAAGGAGGAATAAACAATGGCAAAAGAGAATTTAACAAAGATGGCGAACATCGACGTTACAGTTCGTGAGGTCGATTTCGTAACAAGATTCGGTAAGAATTGGGACGCTTTAAGAACAATTATGGGTATTATGCGCCCTATCAAGAAGTCAGCGGGTACAAAGTTAGTATCTTATAAGACAAAGGTTACATTACAGGACGGCAACGTAGGTGAAGGCGAGGATATCCCGTATTCACTCGCAGAGGTTACAGAGGCTACATACGGCGACGTAGCTATCGAGAAGTACGCAAAGGCTACATCAATCGAGGCCGTTAATAAATACGGTGCGGCCGTAGCCGTTCAGAAAACTGACGATGAGTTCCTTAATGAATTGACACTTAAGGTTCTTACAAAGTTCTACACATTCCTTAACACTGGTGAAATGACCAGCGCGGAAAATTCGTGGCAGATGGCCCTTGCAATGGCAAAGGGAAATGTTGTCGACAAGTTCCAGAAGATGAGAAAGACCGTAACAGAGGTTGTCGGTTTTGCTAATATTCTTGACGCTTACCAGTATATCGGCGCCGCTAACCTTACAATTCAGACACAGTTCGGCATCCAGTACGTAAAGGATTTTATGGGATATTCCACATTGTTCCTTTTAAGTGAGCCAGATATCGAAAGAGGTAAGGTTATCGCTACACCAGTAGAGAACATCGACCTTTATTATATCGACCCGTCCGATTCTGATTTTAAGAAGTTAGGCCTTGAGTACACGGTAGACGGCGAAACCAACTTAATCGGATTCCACGCTAACGGCAACTATGGAACCGCCGTAGGCGAAGTATTCGCGCTTATGGGTATGACCTTATGGGCAGAATATATCGACGGTATCGCGGTGGTATCCGTTGATGATTCTTTTCTGACTAACCTTACCGTAGGCCCAGACGCCCCAGATAAGACTTATCCGTGGACAGACAAAACTCCATCGGATTTCCAGTCTAATGTAGCGGTTGTTGGCGATAAGGTTACGGGCGAATTAGCATTTATGGAAGGTGGATTATCACCATCTGGCCCACTTGCTGGCGACGGATATTTCCTTGCGTTAAAGTATAGCAACCTCGCAAGCGGTTTAACATACGCTAACGTAAAGGTAGGATTAGAGCCGTCAGTAGGTACTGGTATGGTAACACTTGATTCAGACCTTGATTCTGTAATGAAGATTACAAACAAGGATAGCCAGAAGTTAAAGGTTGTTCAGTCAGATAATGCTGGCCATAAGAACATCCAGTATTTCAGCCTTAAGGATTTAACACTTGAGGACACAGGAGCGTAAATATGTATAAAGTGCTAAAGCATTTTGTAGACCTTACAGACAATAATTACGAGTACCATACGGGGGATACATTCCCCCGTGATGGCCTCAAGGTTACAAAGGCAAGGTTTACCGAATTATCAACCGATAAGAACAGACGCGGTTTTCCTTTAATCGAGGAAGTGGCAGAGCCGAAGGCAGAAGAACCGAGAGCGGAAAAGCCAAAGACCGATAAGGAGCCAGTAAAGCGAGGTAAGAAGAAAAATGCTTAATGAATTATGTATGGAATTGAAAAACTGGTTCGATAGAGGTTTGCCGAAGTTTTTCGGTGTTACCACAATCGAGAACGGCAAAATAACAGACGCCGATTTTTTGGCGGCTATAAAGCCTAACCAGTATTTCAGAATCGTTGGTTCAATATTCAATGATGGCGTATATAAGAATGATGATGAATTGCATTTAACGGACGAATTGTTCGATGGCGCCGTATGGCTTATGGCCGTTCCACGCGAAATTGTCGATTTAGCGAAAGAAATTAGCGATTGGAATAAAAAGTACGGCGAGGCAATAAATACGCCGTATCAGTCCGAATCGTTCGGAGGATATTCTTATTCGAAGGCCAGCGGCGGTTCTAACGGTTCAAGTCCATCGTGGCAAAGCGTTTTTAGTTCTCGCTTGAATAAATGGAGGAAGATATAATGTCGCTATTAGAAGAATATATGGAATCTTGTACGATAATTGATAAGACGCACGGCCCAGACGGATACGGCGGAACAACCGTTGTGTGGGTTGACGGGGTATCAATCAACGCGGCGATTACGTTGGATTCTTCTATGGAGGCGCGTCTAGCCGAGAAACAAGGCGTTACGGCGGTATATACTATTACTACTACACGAGCCGTAAACCTACAATATCACGACGTTATAAGACGAGATAGCGATAAAAAGATATTTAGGGTAACGTCAGACGGCGACGACAAAAAGACGCCGAATTCGGCGGGCCTTAATATGCGCGTTGTATCAGCCGAGGAGTGGGAGTTGCCAAAGAATGAATAAACCACAAGCCATAACGAAGTTTTGGGAATCGTTCGGATGGACGGCCTATGATGAGAATTCAGTTCCAGACGACGCAATGTTGCCTTATATCACTTACGAGGTTCAGACCGATAGTTTGGGCGGTGTTTTAGTGTTAAGCGCGTCACTATGGGATAAAAGTTTTTCGTGGCGTGATATTTCACTTAAGGCCGAACAGATAGAGAAAGCCTTAAAAGAACACGGCCATATATCAATGCGAATTGACGATGGCTATGTATGGTTCAAGGCTGGAACGCCGTTCGCGACAAGAATGAGCACTCAAAACGACACAGTAAAAAGAATAGTATTAAACATAGGGGCCGAGTTTTTGACGGCCTATTAGGAGGAATCGACAATGGGAAAATTTACCGTTATTCCTACAAACGCGTTTGAAGGTTTACAGTTAGACGCGGGCGTATTACTTAAGAGATTCAATCCAGCCAATCCGATAGCGCCAGCCGACGAGGATATTATATGTGCTACGTCGGGCGGAATAAACGCAAGTTGCGTTCCAACATATTCGGATTTCGGCGAGGACGTAGATAATGTTCCAGTCAATATGAAGGAATTCAAGCACCTTGATAGTTGGGAGTGTAAGATTTCTACAACATCGTTGGGAACATCGCCAGAATTGATTAAATTGTCGTTAGGTTGCGCCGATATTGACGCCGACAATGAATCAAAGATTATCCCGAGAAAAGACCTTAAACAGTCTGATTTTACCGATATATGGTGGGTAGGCGATAGAGCCGACGGCGGCATGGTAGCAATCCAGTTAAAGAACGCGCTTTCAACGGCTGGATTTACCATTCAGACAACGAAGAACGGCAAGGGTACAATTACTCTTGAAATTACTGGCCACGTTTCAATCAACGCCCAGAAGGAAGTACCAATGGTATTTTACAGTTCGGCGCCAGACGAAACGGCTTACTGGAATGTAAACCAGATTTTAAGCCACGTTACAAGTTCGTTCGTAGAGCGTACAATCGACGCTAACACAGAGTTAGTAGCGGTTATTACGCCAGATGATACATATACCATCGAGAACATCACAGTTCTTATGGGCGGCGAGGATATTACCGATTCTGTTTTAGTAACAGATACAATCACTATCCCGTCCGTAACTGGTGACGTTCAGATAGTAGCGACGGCCGTAGCGGGCGTTTAATAATAGAAAAGGAGATACACGATGAGATTATCAGAGATTAAAGGCGAGGACGCGTTGGACGTTATAGCGGAAATATTAGACCCAGCGGCTACACTTCTTGCTGACGCCGAAGTACAGGCGGTTATAGAATCCAGAAAACCTTATATTATTATCGCAAAGACAATATTATCAAGGCAGAAGAAGGCAATACTTGAAATTTTGGCCATTTTAGACCGAAAAGACCCGAAGGAATATAAGCCATCGTTAATTGAATTGCCAGTTAAGTTAATTCAGTTATTAGAGGATATTTTAGAGAATGAAGAATTGATGAGCCTTTTTCACTCGCAGAATCCGATGATGGGAAGTGTATCTTCTGGTTCTGTTATGGAGAATACAAAGGAAACAGAAGGAATCTAAAAGCATTTGCGCGATATGTAGAATCTACCATCAAAAGACAGACGGAGGATACTATATATCGCGTTTATGTTACCGACTGTTTGCAAGCAATCGGACACTTTAATAGGCGTTATTTTGACATTTTAGACAGTTTTAAACATCCAGTCGATGAGAAAGACCCGAACGAAATAATAACGCGTATTTCCGATAAATTAAATAATATGGGAAGGAGGTAGCAAGGTATGAATTTATTAAATTTAGCGGCCGTACTTACACTTGATAAGTCCCAGTATGAAAAGGGATTAGACGAGGCCGAAAAAGAGGCCGAAAAATCGTCCGAAAGCGGCGGAAAATTAGGAGCGGTCTTTAGTGGCGTCGGTAAGGTATTGGGCGGCGTTGGTAAGGCGGCGGCCGTTGGATTAGGTATGGCCACAACGGCAACGATAGGTTTTGTTAAAAAGTCCGTGGCCGAGTATTCAGAATATCAACAGTTGTGGGGCGGTGTTCAGAAATTGTACGGCGCCGCTGGCTTAAGTATTGAAGAATACGCCGCAACCGTGGGAAAATCAGTCGAAGAAGTAGAGGGCGAATATGCCAATTTACAAGCCGCGCAAGATTTAGTTCTTAAGAACGCCGAGGAGGCTTACAAGACGGCTGGTATGAGTACAAATAAGTATATGGAAACGGCCACGTCGTTTAGTGCGGCGCTAATCAATTCGTTAGGTGGAGATACCGTAAAGGCGGCCGAAATGACCGACGTAGCGATGAGGGCAATATCCGATAACTTTAATACATTTGGCGGTGATATTGATTCTATCCAGCGAGCGTTCCAAGGATTCGCAAAACAGAATTACACAATGCTCGATAACCTTAAGTTAGGTTATGGCGGTACAAAGGGCGAAATGGAAAGACTTATTGCTGACGCTAACGCTTATGCGGAAAGTATCGGCGAGGCGGGAGATATGTCGATTGAAAGTTTCTCCGATATTGTAAGAGCGATTGAGTTGGTACAAGAGAAACAGGGAATCGCTGGCACAACGGCCCGTGAGGCGGCAAACACAATAAGCGGTTCGTTAGGTATGTTAAAAGGCGCGTGGACGAATTTAGTCGCTGGAATATCTAATCCAGACGCAGACGTAGGAAAACTTATAGAGGACGTTATAACGTCGGCAAAAGCGGCGCTTTCTAATCTATTGCCTACTATAAAGCAAGCCACAACGGGAATAGTCCAGTTAGTTCGTGACGTGGCGCCTTTAATATCTAAAGAATTGCCAGATTTAATAAAAGAATTGTTACCGATGATTATAGAAACGGCAACCGAATTATTCAATGGACTGGTTGACGCATTACCGACCTTAATAGAGGGGATAATAGACGAATTACCGTCCATATTGAATACGATAATTGACGCGGTTTTGGAATTGCTACCGCAGATAATTCAATTAGGCTTGACGCTTATAACGTCGCTGGCGCAAGGAATCGCAGAAAGTTTACCAGAGTTGATACCGACGATTATTGATGTGATTTTGGAAATAGTTAATATCTTGACCGACCCGAATAATCTTTCTACATTAGTAGACGCCGCAATAGCAATTATAATGGGCCTTGCAAACGGCTTAATTGAGGCGTTACCAGTATTGATAGAGAAACTTCCAGAGATAATTCAGAATATCGTAGACGCACTTGTAGAAAACGTCCCTAAACTGATTGACGCTGGAATAGAAATGGTGATAACGATAGCGGAACACTTGCCAGAGATTATCGCTGGCTTGATTGAGGCGTTACCTAAAGTAATTGTGGCCATTATCGAGGGTCTTTCGGAGTTGGGAAGTAAGTTAAAAGAATCTTTGTCGGGAGCGTGGACGAAAGCGAAAGAGGCGTTTTCTGGTGTAGGCGACTGGTTTAAAGAGAAGTTCAGCAAAGCCAAAGAAAAAGCCGTAGGCGCGTGGGACAATGTTAAGTCAAAGTTTAAGGGTGTATGGAAGAAGATTAAAGAGGCCTTTAAGTTTAAAGATGCGTTTAAGTGGGGTAAAGATATGATTGCAAACTTTATCAATGGTATTAAGGAAAAAATGGGCGCGTTAGGCGACGCCGTAAAGGGCGTAGCTGGCAAGGTAAAAGACTTTTTGGGATTCTCCGAGCCAGACGAAGGCCCGCTTTCTAATTTCCATACTTACGCCCCAGATATGATTGATTTATTCGTTAAGGGAATTAAAGACAATCAGAAGAAACTTGATAAGGCAATAACCGACGCGTTCGATTTTAAGCCGATGATTGAGGGCGGAATGGATATTGGATTAGCAAATCCAAATTCCAAGTACGTTGATAGAAACGAGGGTGTAACTATCAATGTTTACGCCGCGAAGAATCAGAACGTAAACGAATTGGCCGATATTATCGGTCGTAAGTTAAACAACGAGATAAGGAGGAATCAAGAGGTATGGGCTTAAATGAATTTTTTTATAATGGTAAGTCTACTCGCGATTTCGGTATTTACTGTTCGGGCGCCGATACATATTCGGCGCCTATGCGTAAATACACGGCTATCGAGATAAAAGGTAAGAACGGTTTTGTTATCGAGGACGAAAAAGCCTTTTCTAACGCCGCTTTAGGATACAAGTGTATCATAATGGGGGATATTGAAAATTTCGAGCGATTTAAGGCGTTTATGGCGTCACAGAGCGGTTATAAGAGATTAGAGGATACATTCCATCCCGACGAATTCAGAGAGGCCGTATTGGCCGAATCTATAAGTCCAGCCATTAAAGGGGATTATGACGTGGCCAGTTTTGAAATTGTGTTTAGCGCTAAACCGCAAAGGTTTTTAAAAGAAGGCGAAAAGATATACCAGTTCAACGGTAACGGCGTTCTTATGAACAATACATTGTTTGACGCAAAACCAATGGTTAGGGTGTACGACAATGGTACGGTAACAATAAATAGTACCAGTTTTACCGTTTCCAATGTTGACGGATACGTTGACATTGATTGCGAAGAAATGGACGCCTTTAAGGGAAGTACCAATATGAACAATTATTTTGTTGGAGATTTCCCAGTTCTTACAAGCGGTTTAAACACAATAACCAGTACAGTAGCGATTGATATAAAGCCGAGGTGGTACACGATATGAAACCTATTTTATTCGATAAAAACGCAACCGATTTTACAACTAATGGAATTGGCCGCTTGAATCCGACAGAGTGTATCGTTGCCGAGATAAGGAACGGTGCTTACGAGGCGGAAATAACATTACCGCGTGATGATAAGTATTGCTCGCTTATCGAAGATGGTTCCATTATCGCTATGATGGTTAGTGATGGTTCTATTCAGCGGTTCAAGGTGTACGAAATTGAAAAGACATTGGATGATGAGATAGAGGTAAAATGCCAGCATATATCTTATGATTTATCGTATATCCCAGTAGGCCCATATACGGCCAGTACGGCGATAAATGCTATTCAAGGGATAAATAGTCACTCGCTTATAAATAATCCCTTTACGTTCGATTCTGACGTTGTATCGGGCGCCACATTTAATCCAATAGTACCAGCCAGCGCAAGAAGTTATTTAGGCGGTATGGAAGGTTCTATTCTGGACGTTTACGGCGGCGAATACAAATTCGATAATACGAGCGTTTATCTTTATCAGAATCGAGGAACGGATAGCGGCGTCACGATAAGATGGGGTAAGAACATAACCGAATTAGAGGACGAAGTAACAAGCGAGGATACCGTAGACGGTATGGTTCCTTACTGGACGGATGGAACATTAGTCGTGTTAGGTGATGTTTTAACAGTTCAAGGTAGCGCGGGCAAAAAGATAGTTACCGAAAATGTTTCAAGCGAAGTCGCGCTGGAGGAAGGCCAAGAAATGCCAACAAAGGCGCAAGTCAACGCGGCGGGCCAGCTTGAATTGGCGAAGAAAGTTACGGCGGCAGAGGAAACAATCACGGTCGAATATTACCAGAATCCCGATATTTCCAGAGTTCAATTATGCGACTATGTTACCGTAATATACGAGCCTTATAATATAAGCGTCAAGTTAAAGGTTGTAAGTACAAAGTGGGACGTATTAGCCGAGAAGTATAAAGAGGTTGAATTAGGTAAGTACAAGTCCTTTTCGCAGACAATAACGACAATGGCCACGGCCATTGATAATATCAACTATTCCAACGGCATAACGACAATAAGATTAGAACGTACGGAGGAGGGCCTTATATCGGAGGTCGCGAGGGCGGAACGTGAAGAACGGGCGTTGTCAAGTTCGATAGTCCAGACGGCCGAATACATTCAAAGTCGTGTTGCCCGTTCACAGAAGGAATGGGATACAACTGGATATAATATCCAGAATTATGGTTATGATAGACCGACGACCGACCCCGACCCAAGCGAACATACGGGGGAATATTTCCTTAATCAAACAACGGGATATTTATATCAGAGTGATGGCGTAAATTGGAATTTAGTACACTTCTTTGAAAGCGTGCAAGCACATTTAGAAAGCACTATAACTCAAACAGATAGTCAAATACGACTTGATGTGTCAAAAGAAATTGACGATGATATAGACGACTACGATAGAACAGTAAACGGATATTTAGCCTTGTATCTTGCCAAGAATGAATATAACGAGGTCGTTTCTATGTTAGAGGCGGCCAGCGATTATATTCAGTTTACGGCGAGTACAATGTTCGAGGTTGATTCCCCGAATTTCACGGTGACACATACTGGAATAATAGGCGCGGTCGACGCCGTATTGAAAAATGCGGTATATTTTAATGCGTTTAATCCATCTACGGGCGAATATGATGATACAAAAGGATATATAGGTCTTGTTCCTTATTCGTATGGATACGGATTCGGTATGCGGAACATTGCGAACACTTCTGGTATTGCAATGCCAGATGGTACCAATTACGACTGGTTATGGATGAGGGGCGGCGGCGGTAACGCGGCGGTATTGACGGACACTGTATTAGAACCGTGGATTGATGGCGATTTATCTTTAGGTTATAGCGCTTATGGAATAAATCATAGGTGGAATACAATCTATTGTGTAAATGCGCCGTGGAATACAAGTTCCGACAAGCGAATGAAAGATATTCACGGAGTGATTGACAAGGTGCGAGATTTCTATATGTCGCTTAAACCGATAAAGTATCAATACAAATCGGGAATAACTTCGCTTGATTCTGACGTAATGCGCTATGGATTAGTAGCACAAGAGGTTTTAGATTCATATAAAAAGTGTTATAATTCAGATAAGCAAGGAATCGTACTAACACAAGACGCCGACGAAGATACAAAGGCGGTTATAAATGACGACAAGAAGTACGTTATCGACTACGACGAATTACACGCTTTTCACATTGCTATGATACAAGAATTAAGGGCCGAAGTGGACGCCTTAAAAGCCGAAATTAAGGCCTTAAAGGAAGGAGATAAACGATGATATACGATATTATCCTCAATATGGAAAAAACTGGAATTAAGCCAAGAATAAAGTTAAGCCAGTATGACAAGACTTTACCGCAGATTCGGGCAACGGTTTATTCCAACAATCAGTCGTTCAACGTGCCGAGCGGTTCAACGGTTTATATCAGTGGAACGAAGAAGGACAACACGGGATTCAAATACGAATGTACTTTTGAAAACAATGTTATAACCGCAAATATTACCGAGCAAATGACGGCTTTTGCTGGCGACGTAGAAGTGGAATTTACCATTGAAAGCGCTGGTAGTCGCAAAGGAACAGAGAATTTCATTCTTGAGGTTGAACCAGCGGCGCTTGAAGATGACGTGGTTATATCCGAAACAGATATTCCAGCCATCCAGCGATTAAGTCAGCCAGCCACTACGACCCAGTTAGGCGTAGTTAAGGTTGATGGCACAAGTGTTACAATCGACGAAGATGGCACGTTACATAGTTCGGGTGGCGGTGGAACGTCTAATTACAACAATTTAACTAACAAGCCACAGATAGCGGGCGTAACGCTTTCTGGAAATAAGTCGTTAAGCGATTTAGGAATTGCGGCGGCCAGCGATATTCCAGACGAATTATCCGATTTAAGCGACGATTCAACTCATAGACTTGTTACGGATACCGAAAAATCGACGTGGAATGGTAAGTCAGTTGTAAGTGTAACACAGATTAAAACCAGCGGCGAGAAGATAGCAGAAATTGAGGTTGACGGCGAAAAGACTGATTTATTCGCAAGTGCTGGCGGTGGCGGTGGCGGCGGTTCCGTTGATACTGTTAATAGTATTGGGCCAGACGCTAATGGCAATGTAGAAATTGACGCAGACGATATAAGCGATACTAATACCACGAACAAGTTCACTAATGCTACGGAGAAAGCGGCGTGGAACGGTAAGTCGGTAGTATTATTTTCGCAGACGCAGACAAGCGGTGCGGAGGTCGGCGAAATCACGATTGACGGCACAACAACAAAACTGTTCGCGCCATCTGGCGGTGGCGGTGGCGATATGTCAGCCGCCACATACGACCCACAAGGGACGGTCGCTAATGCTGGTGGAATCCCTACATACGTTTCAACACAAATAGCGAACGCTATTACAAATGCAATAGGAGGTAGTTACTAATGCCTAATACATATACAACATTAAGCGCATTGTTTACGGCCATTGCAAATTCAATAAGGACAAAGACAGGAAGTTCGGCGCAGATAGTCGCCGACAATTTCCCGACCGAAATCGCCAATATACCCACTGGTATTGACCCGTCAGACGCTACGGCTACGGCGGGCGATATATTAAGCGGTAAGACGGCTTATATAAGCGGTGGCAAGACTACGGGAAGTATGACGGACAATGGCACGGTTGATGTTACGCTTGACACAAGTAATACAAGCTACACTGTTCCGAGTGGCAAACACAGTGGTTCGGGTACTGTTAAGGTAAACACGCAGACAAAAAGCGTAAATCCTACGACAAGCGCGCAGACAGTAAGCGCAGATAGTGGAAAAGTTTTGTCAAGCGTAAGCGTTGGCGCAATCCAAACACAAACAAAGTCGGCTACTCCGAGCGGTTCAAGTCAAACAATAACGCCCGATAGTGGAAAGTATTTAAGTTCCGTAAGCGTTGGAGCGGTAACAAAAAATAGCGGTATCGGACAGACCTTATACAACGAGGGCGTAAGTGATGCAAAAGTCGGTACGGCAAGTGCAAGTGATGTATTAAGCGGAAAGACCTTTACTAATGCGTCAAGTGTAGGGGCAACGGGTACAATGGTTAACAATGGGGCGTGGACTTCAAGCGTAACCCCGAGTGCGTCAGCGCAAACCGTAACTATCCCACAAGGCTATCACAACGGAAACGGATATGTAAGTGTTGGAGCGAGTAGCGGTGGCGGGTCAATTTCAACCGCTACATTGGTTGAAACATTGAGTTTTACAAGGATTCAAGCGTCAGTTACCACAACCAAATTAAAAAAAGATAAGAATTATAGCTTTGTGTATAGCACGAGTGATTCAATAGCAAGTGTAAGCGGTTATCTTGCTAATGTGAGCGCAAACGGAGTTAACGGCTTGTATAAAAATGTCGAAAACGTGCAATCAACAATTACACGTTATGGTTCGGCGGGTTCGTGGAGTTCGGGAACATTAAGTGTATATGAATGGAATTAAAGGAGCGTGATTATATGCAGATAGTAATTGATAAGAACGTATACAATATTGATACATTCGTTGAGCAGACCGCCACGACAAGAATATCCTATATTTTTTCTATGCCGATAGCGGAAAGCAATATCAACGATATTAAGTCAGCGAGCGAGTTCGACCTTGTTAATGGTGATGTTACTACGCACTATGACGGGGTAGAGTTCGACAAGTATAGCGTGACAAGTGACAATATTATTACTTTTACGTTATACAAGGAAATCGGCAAGCGTGTAGATGAATTAAGCGTTAAGTTATCAGCGTTGGAAGTATCGCAGACAGAACAAGACGATATTATAGCCGAGTTATTAGAGATTATGTAGAAAGCGAGGTGATAGTATGGCAAAGGCATATTTCAATCTTTACAAGCGTATTATTCTCCGTAAGGATTATAACGAAGAACGCATTACCGAAATGGTAGATGACGCACACAACAAGAATCGCCTTACAGACGGAGAATATGACGAGTTGGTTGATTTAATCGATACAACTTACGCAGAGTAAAATTACCCGACGGGTAATGTGGCATTAAGGCGATAGCATGCTAACGATATATTCGAGGCGCTTTGACGAAGGCGCCAAGTTATCGCCTTATGTAAGACCATTGACAAATGTTTAGACGAATAGTAGAATTGAGAAAAGGGCGCGGAAACAAATATTAAGTAAAGGGGAAATTCCTTTCATTGCCGTTATGCGCCCTATCTTTCCTAAAGGAGGAACAAATATGTTAAGTAATAAGGTTTACGATATTTTAAAGTATATTACAACAATTGTTTTACCAGCGTTAGGAACGCTTTATTTTGCGCTTGCGTCAATCTGGGGATTCCCTTATGGCGAGCAGATAGTAGGAACAATTACGGCTATCGTTACATTTTTAGGCGTATGTTTGGGCGTTTCAACAAGCAAGTACAATAAGGCGGTGAAGTGATGAACGAACCGTTGCAGATAAGGGACATAAATAAATTAAACGGTGTGGTTAAGGAATTACTCACAATGGCATTAGATGAAATGCGTAAATGTGGGGTAACGCCGTTAGTTGTTGAAACCTTGCGTACAAAAGAGCGTCAGTATTGGTTATATGGCCAAGGAAGAACGGCGTTCCAGTTAATTAAGAAGGGTGTCCCTATTAAATACGCCCATAAGGGCCAGATAGTTACCCAGACAACTAATTCGATTCATTTAAGCGGTTGCGCGGTAGACGTAGTTCCGATGAGGAACGGGAAAGCTATATGGGACGCAAACGATAAGGATACAAAGAAAATCGTGGCAATAATGAGTTTATACGGGTTCGAGGCTGGAGCAAACTGGACGAATTTTAAGGATTCGCCACATTTTCAGATTAAGTTACCGTATTCGACGTATAATTCAGTAAGCCAGAATAACACGACGTCTTACTTGACAAAGGCTATTCAGCGTAGGTTAGGCGTTAAGGATGATGGCGTGTGGGGGCCGAATACAACCGCGGCCGTTGAGCGATTCCGAAAGAAAATGGGATTAAGCGGCGGAACGATACTATATGCCGATAATTTAAGATATTTATTCAAGTAAGGGGAAAACAATGGATTACAGTACAGTTATAGTTGCGGTTCTCGCGTTAATAGGAACGCTGGTTGGTAGTTTTGCCAGCAATTCTAAAACACAAGCACTAATTGAATACCGATTACGGATGATGGAAGATAAGTTGAAAATGCTTGAAGATAAAGTCGTTGAACAAAGCAAGGTTGTAGAAAGCCTTAAATCGCTTGAACAGACGGTTAATAAGCATAATCAAGTTATCGACCGTACTTATCAACTGGAAACCCAAAGCGCGATTTTTCAAGAGCAAATAGCAAATCTTAACGAAGATATTAGCGACTTACAGAGGAGAACAAACAATGAATGAGAAGGATTTAGCCATCGAATGTCTTACGGCCGCTTATGAGCGTATAAATAAAAGATTATGGATTCTTTGTATTATTATTTTCATAACTTGCGTAGCTACAAATATCGGATGGATATATTACGAATCCCAGTACGAAACGATAGAACGGTCAGTAGAAGTCAAGCAAGAGAACGAATCTGGAAATAATAATTATATTGGAAACGATGGTGATATAAATGCCGAAACAGACAGTCAAGACAACAATTAAGTATAGGCGAAAGAAAGTCGGCAAGGGTAGCGGTTATAAGCATTGCCCGACTTGCGGCGGAACAGGCCGCGTTAAGAAATGATAAGTGTACCATTCAAAGATAAAAACGAGATTATCCCCTTAATTGAAAATAGAATAATCGGTAAGAACGCCGAACGAAACAGAAAGATTCTATATCGTAGATTGATAGACGGTGTAGGATACGAAAATCTGGCCGAGGAATTCGGATTATCGGTTAGGCAAACAAAGAATATATGTTATAAAGAGATTCAGCGGTTATTATAGTACCTCCCTTTATAAATATGCACGGAAATTGCACGTTTACTTCATTGTAGGCGTGCTTTTTTCGTTGTATTTTAAAGAAAAGGAGGATTTTTTATGTTTATTAAGACTAATCCTAATCCAGCGGGCGCCTATGTGGGCGATTGCGTCGTTCGTGCCATTGCAATAGCCTTTAATGAAAGCTGGTATGACGCGTATATGGAATTGATGTTAAAGGGCCTTGTCTTATGCGATATGCCTTCTTCTAATCGTGTATGGGGCGAATTATTGCGCGACAAAGGTTATAAAAGATATATAATCCCGAATGAGTGTGTAGGGTGTTACACAATAAGGGATTTTTGTGGCGAATATTTCAAGGGTAAATATGTCGTAGGAACGGGAACGCACGTCGTAACAGTTATAGACGGTAATTATTACGATACGTGGGATTCTGGCGACGAACAACCTATATTCTACTTTAAGGAGGAATAGAAAATGGCCTATCCAGTTTATAATCCATATTATCAGAATCAGCCAGTCCAGCAAGTTCAGCAAATCCAGACTAATGGATTCGTTAGCGTGCGGAACGAAATGGAGGCAAGGAATTATCCAGTCGCTTATGGTAATTCGGTAACATTCAAGGATGAAAACGCGCCTTATGTTTATACAAAGACAATGGGATTCTCCCAGTTAGAAACGCCGCGTTTTGAAAAGTATAAGTTAGTCAAGGAAGAAGTGGAAACGCCTCAAATAAGTGTCGAAAGTACCCAGACGGACAAATTATCGGATTACGCTTTAAAAACCGATTTAGAGCCGATTTTAGAATCCATAGAGGCACTCAAAGAAGATATAAAGTCCTTACAAGATAAGAAAAAGAAAAAAGAGGTAAAAGATGATGAATAATATATTATCTATGATAAACCAGTTCAAATCTAATCCGATGGCGTTATTATCCCAAAGATTCAATATTCCAGCGAATATAACAGACCCTCAAGCGATTATCCAGCACTTATTAAATTCTGGCCAGATAAACCAGAATCAGTTAAATAGCGTTATGCAAATGAGAAATAACCCGATGTTTAAAAACCTATTTTAGATATTAAGTACGCGTACCTTAATATAAATCCGACGGCTCAAATTTGAGCGGTCGAACCGATTCCTCAAAAATGAGGAGCCGATAACCTACAAAAATTATAGGAGGAATTTAATATGGCTTTAACAGATGAAAGTGGAATGAATACCACAATGTTAGTCGGCCCAGCAAACGGCGGCGGATTCGGTAACGGATTCGGAGGCGACGGATGGTGGATTATCCTTTTGTTACTTCTTGTTTGCGGTAACGGATGGGGCAACAACGGATTCGGAGGCGGAAACGCTTTAGGATACGACTTCCCGTGGCTTTTGAATGGCCAGAACAGTATCAATGCAAACACAAACAACGGATTCCAGAACGCTATGTTAAACGATGGTATTACGTCAATCCGTGACGGTATCAATGGTATTTCTACCCAGTTATGCAATGGTTTTGCGGGCGTAGAAATGGGCGCAAATGCGCGTCAGATGGCCGATATGCAGACAATGTTTAGCTTACAGTCGGCGTTACAGAATTGTTGTTGCGAGAATCGCGCTGGTATTGCAGACCTTAAGTACACAGTAGCAACGGAGAATTGCGCTGATAGAGCGGCCTTTAATGAAGGAGTACGCGATATAATCGCAAACCAGACCGCTGGTACACAGAGAATTCTTGACCAGTTATGTGCCGACAAGATAGACGCAAAGAACGATACTATCGCACAGTTAAGACAGGAATTATTGTTCGCAAGAGGACAGGCCTCACAGGACGTCCAGACGGCCGAATTAAGAGCAAATAACGCTACGGTTGCTAACCAGTTGTTATCCGAAATGCGTTCTTGCCCGATTCCATCCCAGCCAGTCTATGGTACCCAGCCGATATTCACTTGCAACAATAGTGGTTGTGGTTGCGGAATGTAGGAGGTGCGCTTATGGCTTGTGAATTCTTATACAACGAAGTTCAGTCGGTGTCTTTAAATACGCCGATTCTGTTTGATGTATCTATTCCTTGTACTAAAGGATACGTTTACCACGAAGGCGGTACGGGGAATTTTATTCTCAAAGGCGCAACTACTAATCCTTGTAACCAGTTTGCACAGTATCAAGTGACGTTCAATGGTAACATTGCGGTTCCTACTGGTGGAACAGTACCAGACGGCGGAATAGCCGTTGCACTTACTATCAACGGCGAGCCGAGGCCTACCAGTAAGGCCATTTTTGTTCCAGCGGCGGCTGGTGAATATGGCAATGTAACAAGTACGGCGATTATCAAGGTGCCGCGTGGGTGTTGCTTTAGTCTATCCGTAGACGAGGTATCGGCGTCGTTAGACCCGACCGTTACTCCAGCGCCGTCAATCAACGTACAGAACGCAAACTTGACTATCGCAAGGATAGCGTAGAAGGAGGTACACTATGCACAAATTGATGGAATATATCAATGACGAATTGAAAAGTCTTGAACGCAAGGCCGAGAATGGCAAGTTGTCAATGGCCGAAATCCAGTACGGCGACACGTTGGCCCACTTCGAGAAAAGTCTTTTGGCGTCCGAGGCTATGAAAGATTCTGATTATAGCCGCGATTATAGCCGTGATTATGGCCGTGATTATAGCCGCGACGGATACGCTTACGATAGACGCCGTGATAGTATGGGCCGTTATATGCCTTATAGCCGCGACGAGGCTAAAGAGGATTTAAAGACCCAGTTAAAGGATATGGAGCGTAGCGCCAAAGACGACGAATCGCGTAGAATGATAAAGCATTGGATTAAACAGATGGAGGAACAGTAAATGTTTACACGCGCCGAATTAGTGGACGCCATCGAGGAATTGAATAGTGGAAAGCACTCTATACAGAATTGCGAAAAACTGGCGTCAGTCTACACGATATTAGACCATCTTTATCCAACGGCCGATACGGGTTATTCCCGTGACGCGGCGCCAGTAGTTGGATTGTATGGGAAGTCTGATTTTCTTAAAATCGTAAGTGAAAAGCGGCCAGATGAGATATGGCCTTTGATGGACGAATTAGTAGAGGCGATAAGTGTGTTGAATCCTAAACTTTATAATAGTTTTATGGCCAGATTATAAAAAGGGCCGTCCGTAATGGGCGGCCTTTTCTATATGTCTTTCTCGCTTTAAATTTTGGCCTTAAAGGCCTTTTCGTTTATCTGCGTGAGCAAATTACCAATGGTACGTAACGATACGTTTATTTCCTTGATTTCAGCCTTCAGTTCGGTTATTTCGTCGAACGTCTTTCTGGCGATTTCATTGTTGGCGCTTATCTTTCTTCTTAAGGCGTCCAGTTCCTCGGAATCGGCTGGCGCTGGTTTCGGTTCTTCTTCCTTAAGTTCAATGTCTATTCCATACATTGCCTTGACTAATAATACGTCCGTACGGCTTACCATTCCACGTTTGGCCGTATTATCATAGAATCCGTCAGCGTGGCCCAGACTTCGCGAAAACGCTGATTTCGTTACGCATTTCTTCGCGGCGCGTTCCCACGCCTTTACGTCAAGTTTAACGAATGTGGTTCCTTCTAATCCTTTTGTGTTCATAGTTTATTCCTCCATAATATCTTCAATATTGCAACTTAACGCGTCGGCCAGTTTTTTAACAGTTTCTACCGCCGCGCGGTTTATATGTCGCTGGCGAATTTCGTAGTGCTGGATGATTCTGATGTTCACGCCAGCGGCCTTTGACAGACCGCTTTGTGAGAATCCCTTTTCCCGTCGGATACGTGCTAAATTAGTTTCCTCCATAATTGCCTCCTTAATTGTAATCTACTTGAATAACGCGGGCCTTATCGCCTTGTTTATTTTCGGCCGTAAACATATTCTTTTTAATAATGTCTATGTCTTGTGGCGTCAACCCTTCAAGTTCTCCTTCTTTGCCGTCCTTTGCGATTATGATATTTCCCACAATATCCATAGTCACGCCTTCGCGGTTTGCAACGAATGTCGCTGGAATCGGCGCTGGATTAAATAATCCCTCGTCATCACAAATTATCGCAAACGGACGCCCACCTATGGTTCTATGTGGAATGTCGATACAACGGCACTTGATAAAGTCGTAGAATACTTCCAGTTCGTCCTTAATATCCTTTACGGATGTTGTCTGGTTTTCGGTATCAAGCATAAATACTAACATTACTAATCCTCCTATTCGCAATCTTTCTCATTTACGTACTGGCCGTTTCCATCCTTGCCTATAACCCATAAAAGCGGCTCTCCGAATACCGTTCGGCGCCAGTTACTCGCGGTAGCGTCGCAACCATCCAGATTATCCATAATCTTCAACATTTCGTCGTCCAGCCTATCGGCCAGTCCTTCGCGTTTTACTCTTGCCATCATTAGTTCCTTTTTGAATTTTGCCATAACGTCCTTCTTTCTCCCCGTCACGCCGTTAGGTCAGCCGTTATATTAGTATTCTCTTTTGTACTGTGGGTCGTTACTGAATATCGCCTTACCGTCCTTATTCTCTTTCCAATAGAATCCGTTATCTTCAAGTCCCTTTTCCATAAATACTATTATCATAGTATCAAGTCCTTTTAAGTTTACTACGTATTCTGTGAATTCTCCTACGCGTCTTTCTTCCATAACTAATTGCCTTTCTGGTTTTTAGTGTTTTCCTTCACTTCTTGATTATATTATACCACTTTAGTTTTATATTGCAATAGGTTTACTAAAAATATTTTGTATTTTTTTGTATTTCTTTTATGCTATAATAATAGCAAGGGTTAGTTCCCCTTTGAGATTAAGTTCTTCATAACTAAAAGGCCCGCTGGTTTTCGTAGTTTTCCAGCGGGCGCCTTTCTTTTATTTCATTGTAAACAATTCCCACGTTGCGACGATAGAATCAGAATCATTATTAAAGAAAGAATAATAATCCCCGTTTTCGGCGTATATAAAGTGTCCGTAAACACATATTATATATCTTTCCTTATGTTCCTTAAGAAAGTCCCTTAATAAAGGACGTTCCCCGCGTTTATATGACGTTTTCTTTCTTACTTTAAGATTCTGTCTTATAAACTGGTTCATACCATCCAGCGATAAATACCCATCATCGGTAAGGCCATTCGTTCTGGCCTTGTGTGTTAGGAATCTTACCCATTCCGCGGTGTTTTCATTAGCCGCGCAACCTACGGCCACGATTGAACACGGGATTTCTTCAAAAATTTTATTCGGTCTTATCATCTAATCACTCTCCATTTCTGCCCCACAATTAGGGCAATAATTATATCCTAATCTCACATGGACATCAGTTCTTTTTGTAAAGCCACATTCAGAACAAGTCCATTTGTTCCAATCCTCAAGTTCCCATTCCCAACGTCCTATCTTTGGCTTTTCTGCCTTATGGATTTTAAGGATTTCATCAAGTTCGGCATTGAAAATAGTACCGATTGCAACCTTGCCATCTATCATTCCGCCGCCTAACATAGTGCCTCTTATAGCCTCTACTACTTCTTCAATCGTTCTCATTCCTTATCCTCACTTTCTGCCTTGTGTAATGGCTTTACTTCTTCGTAATCTCCGAGCTTTATTGGATAGAGTATTCCTTTAGCAAAACCTAAAGCGTCCCTTATTGAGTTTACATCGTCTAAATCTATTTCCGTTAATCTCACCCACAATTCGCTCATTGAATCAGAATCTATAAAATAACCTGTCATTCCTTTTCCTCGCTTTCTGCCTTGTACTTGTCAATAATTCTATTAACTGCGTTTTGACTTATAAGATTTATTTTTTTATCTTTTGTTGTATAATATACGGTCAATTTATTTATCTCAGCTCTTATCTTGTCAAGAATAGGCGCTTGCTCTAATGCTTTGATAGTTTCACTTTGACGCTTTATCGTATCTTCAAGAGCGTTAATATGCCCCATTAGTGACTGTATTGTAGCTTCTTCTCTTGTTTCATATAACATATCATCATTCCCCACTTTCCGCCTGTGATTTAATAGTTTTTTCTAACTCTGCTATTCTGTTCAATGCGTCCTTTAATATTTGAGCGTTGTAATTTACAGCATTTGCAACTGTTCTTGTATCATCGTTCCAAATAGTACCGCTTATTGTTATAATCCATTTTCTGCTCATTCTTTTTCCTCGCTTTCTGCCTTGTATGGCTCGGTTAATGGATTTTTTAACAATAACCGTTCTTCTAATTTCCAATGTTCTTTTAGCCAGTTAATATTGTAGAAAACAAAGTCTTTTCCACGATATTTCAAAGATTTACGCGGGATTCGGATATATTCTTCGCTTTCGTCTGGATAATCTGGATTCTCGGCCCCGTACTTTTCGATATATTCTATTTCGTGTTCGTACCATTCAATGGCCTTATTGACTAAATTATAACTTAATACGCGTAAGCCTTTAATCTGGTCTAATTCGTTTTTTAAAAGAGTTAGTCTATCCATCTTACTTCTCCTTGTAAAAATAATGTACGTTGCGGCCAGATTCGGGATACTGGAATAGATATTCGGCCCATCCACTAAACCAGTCATACATACAAAAATAAAGCATTTCGGTATTCTTACGTTCTTTCAATTCATCCATACACGCCCGCCGCGTTTCATCCGTAACTGTTACCCTCCAGATTCGTCCGTTTTCGACAACTTCAAATTGATTATGTTTTCCGCTTGGAGTTAACTGATTGATTACGGCGGTTAAGCTATCAAGATTCCATTGTTCCATACGATTCAATATTACGTCGGCCACGTAACACTTACCCAGATAGTCGTGGTCGCCAGCCTCGGCCTCGACGCATTGACAAAAATATTCAAAATCCTCTGGTAGTGATTCTTCCACGACCTTACACAAAGGTTCCTCATACACTAAATAATCAACTACTGGAGCTGGTTTTAACGCGCTGGCCAACATTAACGCAAACGCAAGTGTTACTCCGCCCATTCCCCGACACCTCCATTCTTATTTGATTCGTTGATAAATTTCTCCTTTAACAACGCGTTCCTATGTTCCAACATTATTCCCATCTTTACAATGGCGTCATAGCCGCGCCCGTCGTTTACTATTTTCTCCAGCATATTGTAATACTCCTTTTCACTCATTCTTTCTTTCCTCCAATAAATCTAAATGTATGTTCTCTATCAATTTTCTTACTTTCGGCGATACTTGAGCGTTTTCTTTCTCACGTTCCGCCAGACTTTCATAAATTATTCGGAAGTTGGCTCTGTCGGCCGTCTGATTCTCACTTAAACATAGATTTGAAAAACTGATTCGTTTGGCCGTTTCTCGTGTCAACGGTGATAAAGATTCCATTGCCTTATCGGCGCCGTAAAATCCATACTTTCTTATGGCCATCTGTAATTCGTCCCACGCGGCGCTCCAGTCTTTAATATCTGGCCTTGAAAGTTCGGCGGCCAGTCCTCTTATATCGGATATTGTTGGTGGCCATTTATTAAGGCTTACCCACTTGTTTATGGCCAACTCCGCCAGCTTGTATGGAATATCTTGTAATTGAATATACCATAGTTCCATTGCCTTATCGTTTGGTAGTACATTCTCACGCGGGTAATAAGTCTTTATCGCCATAGCCAGCGTCGCGAATTCGTGTTTGGTCATACATTCACCTCCATTGCCTTTTGAATATCCCATCCACGTCGGATTCGGGATTTTAACGTGTTTACATTTATATTAAGATATTCGGCCCATTGTGCTATCGTAAGCCTCATACCGTCATATTCTATAAAGTGATTGGAACGTCGATTATTACATTGTTCTTTTCTCGTGGCCCACTTACAGTTATTAGGAGAATAACCTTCGTTCGGATTGATTCGGTCAATCGTTAGCGCCTCGGTGTATCCGTGGCTTTCCGCCCATTTCTTGAATTCTGGATACTGACGCCATTCTTCACAAACTATAATTCCACGGCCGCCATACCATTTATAATCTTTGCGATTAGGATTATTACAACGACGGTTCATATCCCGCCAGATTTCTTTAAGTCTATCCATACTATTCTCCCTTCGCCCATTCGGCCATCATATTATAGGAATCGTCCAATTTATCGGCTGGGCGATTCAAATTTTGCTTTTTCACGGCGTCAATAACCCATTTTCTGATACATAAATAATGGTTTTTAGCCTTATACCCTTTCATTTCGATATACTCGTCTAAAAAAGTTATACAAGCGTTCGTAATATTATCCCCATATTCGGCCTTAAGTTTATCCAATTCACTATCCTTTAGTAGAACGTGGCCATATTCGCCGTGTTTATGTTTTGATTCCTTTGGTGGGGTATATATATTATCTATACTATCCTTATCTATACTATCCTTACCTATACTGGGTATACCGTTATTGGGTATACCAGAATTATCTCCCGTGGTATAAGCGCCCTTTTCGTCGATAAGTAGTCCCGCCTTATGTTCAACGTATTTTGTTTCGTTATAACGGTCGTTCCTTAAGTAGTTATTTATTCTCCAATGCTTTATAACAATAACGCCATCCTCAAAAGGAAGAATAAACTTCTTCGCTATAAGCACTTTTAAATCATCATTTGTGGCGCCAGTCATTCGTATAATGGTCTTTGCATTATTTACGAATCCATCGTCGTCGGCCATCATTCCCATCGTCATATAAAGGCAACGGGCGCCTAAAGGCATATCTAAAAATTCGTCGCTTAATACTATTGTTTTAGCGAACATTCGTCGTTCAGCCACTTTTTAAGTCCTCCTTGTAATGTAAAAGCGCCTATACTATTGAGGGTGCGGCCTCGCAAGCATAGACGCTTTACAGTTCGTTTATGAAGTTTTCCATTCTGTTATGGCCGCACTCCATAACCGAACATCATTATAATATCATATTGCGTCCTCAATTTCAAGTATTACTTTAAAATTGTCGCCATATTCAAAAGAATCACTAAAGGCCGTTACATAACGGCGGTTATCGTCTTTTAGCTTACCAGCCTTTACCATTGCGTCTAAAATGAATTTTTTGGCAAACGCGATATTATCTAAATCCCTACGCTTATTACCTTCGACCCAGATAAAATGAATATGGATGGGTTTATTAAAGACTGGTAGCCTGTGTATATATAGGCCAATATCTCGCTCAAGGCTTTTCTTCATCTGCGCTCCCTTGTATTTGTTAGAACGATTTTCGCGAATGTAGTCATTTAAAGAAGGCATTTTAAACGGGATTTCGCACTTATAAATAACTTTTTCCGAACACGGTTCTAAATTCTTCTCTGGTTCCATAAATCTCCTCCCATCTTTCTTGACAAAGTTTCTTTAAATCTAAATCCAGCGTTTTATTAAAGTGAACGGCATAATCACTCATATTATGATGAGCCGCGCAAAGATAAACCCAGCAACCGTACTTTTCCGCATTATCACGACGGCCCGCCCCAGCGTATATGTGATGTTTGTGGATATTGTACGGGTCCTCGCAAAAATAACATATTTTCTCGTTGCTAATAATAGATTCGGCCATTACTTGTCATTATCCTCGATTTCAATAGGGATTAAGTCGCCTTCGCTATGATAAAGCCATAAATAATGGTATTTATCGACGTTGGAGCCGTCTAATTGAGTGATTACATAAGTAGTTCTATCGTTTAAACCGATAAAATCCTTATAGTACGTGTCTTTTCCTACACGGTATGTTATTTCCAACTGGCTATCGTCCGAATCAACATTTATAGAACACCAGCCTTCAAATTCAAGCATAACTACGTCAGACTGATTGTTGATTATAGTAACTTTGCGATACACGTTAAAGTTGTCGGCCTCTTTGCTTATGTTATAACTGGCCACGTCGGCCTCATCTTCCCACGAACAACCGCTGGTCAAGATTGCTATTGCTAAAATCAATAATGCTATTTTTCTTTTCATATTATTTCCTCTTTCTTAATTCTTCTTCGAACAATTTGTCAAAGGCGCTCTTACGCTTTAAATTTTGCCGTTTAAGCGGTTTTTTGTCATTGCTTATAGATTTTATCCTTTGTACTGGTTTTATCCTTTGCATTGCCATAATTCCTTTAAGCGTTCTATTTCTTTCGGTGGTAACGTATCAATATCTAACGCTTGCGCCTCGGCCACGATTCCATCAATCAGAATCGCCATTTCTCTTGTATCGTATTCGCTGGAGCCTTTATATATTTTGTAATGCGTGAATTCTTTACCTTGCAATACGGCCGTCGCTATCGGTTCGTAGTATTTAAAATACCCGCTAACGTCGATATTTGACAATACAGACACTATTTCGCTTTGGCCGTAGTGTTTTAACATATCGAGATAAACCTCGTCTTTATCAAGCCTAAATACGTCGGCTATTTTACCGATAAGCGCCCACGCGTACGCGTTGGCCGTTAGTGAGCGCTTTTCTTTGTGTTCTTTTATCTCGAATAGTTTGGATTTTTCTTGATTCAACAAGAAAGTTATAAGTTCGTTGGGGGTTCCTATCATTATACGAACGGTAATTCTTCGCCTATATTATCGGGGATATTCATAAATCCGTCGCCAACGTCTGACGGGGTAGGCGCTGGGGTTTCCGCGGTTCTCTTTGATTCTGCGAATTCTACGGATTCGACAATAATATCGGTCGTGTAAATCTTGTGGCCGTCCTTTTCATAGGAGCCAGTCTGGATTCTGCCCTCAATAGCGAGTTTAGTTCCCTTGTTAGTATATCTTTCAATAAATTCGGCCGTCTTGCCGAAAGCAATACAAGATATAAAGTCGGCCGTCTGGTCGCCGTCTTTCTTATATCTTCTATCAACCGCAAGATTAAATCTTGCTATTGCGGTTCCATCGTTTGTGGCCCTAATCTCGGCTTCTTTAGTAAGACGGCCTATTCCTATCCATTTATTCATTCTTAATCCTCCTTATAAATTCCCATATAAACGGCTCGTTTATAGGGATTTCTACGAATTTTCTTGTTGCGTTGCGTAAATGTACGCCGCGCAAGAATTCCCACTCTACGTCGTAACATTGACGGTATGCTATGCGATATAAGTTCAACTGGTAGGCCAGATATTCTTTATCCAGCGCCGACGTTCGCTTAATATCGCCGCCGCCTATCTTTCCGCCTATCTTTAGCACAAGGTCAAGACGTCCAGCGGCTATCGGGTATTCGTCAAACAGAATTACGGGTACTTCGTTGTCTACAACTTCAAATCCGTATTGTTTTTGCAAGAATTTAAAATTCCTTAACTCTATCAAGTCGGATTCTTTACCTTCTTTGCAATAATCCTCAATAGCCTTATGTACGGCCGTTCCTTGTGTTGCCGCTTTTTCAAGTACGGCGGCGTTAACGTATTCGTATTTTCCTCCAAACTGGCGCTTTAATAATTGCGTGATGGATGGAACGAGAACGCCGTCTACCAGATATTCGTGGGTATCGTCGAAATATTCAAGCGTATAATCTTTGATTTCCCAAGATTCCATATTACTTTACCTTAATAAGCAAAGACGGCTTGCAAGTGCTAATCTTAACGTACTGGTCGTACAAATCAGCGTGTTCTATCATAAACTGTTTAGAATCGAAAGATTCCTTGTCGTAGGCCGCCTTGTAAGTTATGGATACGTTGTCGTCCTCCAACTTAAGGATTCCACGGGATTCCATTTCTGTTAAAAGGCTGGCCCTTAAGGTTTCCTCGGTTTCCTTAAGTTCCTTAATAGTCTTAACAAGTGTCTTAATTTTTTCGGATGTTTCGGATGTAATCAATCCGTTTTCAGCAATCAATAATTCGTTCATAGCTTATTTCCTTCCTTTCAATTTCGTAATAATGCTGGACGCCTTCGCCATTGGCAAGTCCTTAATATCGGTAATTCCATTAGTGGCAAGTAATTTTTCAAGATTCTCGCCCTCATAAACAGATAAGAGATATTCAATTTGTTTAGGCGTTGCCTTCTTTTCTTCCTTGTCGTTTATAGGTTCTGATGGGGATTCTTTCTCGACGTCGTCGCCAGTCGCAACGAGGAACGTGTTAGCAAGGTAATACTTTAAAGCGCCCGTATAAGCCTTATAACCAGCCTTATCGCCCTTGTCCATTGCCTCGCCAGTAATAATGGTTGTTTCACTGTAACCCGTGTCAATATCGAATAATTCAAATTCGATACGTGGTAGACGGCCGTTCGGCTGTTTTTCGGAGCCGCTAAAGGTATCATAAGAAAGTTCGCTAAACTTAAGTTCAAGTCCGTTGTCGCTTAAAAGTTCGGTGAACAATAATTTGTATTGAGCCTCGCTAAAATAATTGTAGTGGTCGAAATTATTGGTCTTGTCCTTCTTTAATACGCCCTTTTCCTTTAAGGCCTTGCGTAATGCGTTCTTCTTTTTCTGTAAGTTGGCGTTCATTTCTAATAGTTCTTTTGCCGTCATTCCTTCGAATACTGTAATCATAGTTTTAATCCTCCTTAAATATGCTATAATATTCGTTCCAGTTCATTCCCAGATATTCCTTAATCATAAAGGATTCGCGTAGCGTGAACGGGTATCGGCCGTTCAACTTAAAGTATAAAGCGTTCCACGATATATCCAGTAAACGCGCTATTTCTGCGAATGAATGGCCCTTATTCTTGATAAGATTCTTTAACTTATCCATCGGTTTCACCTCCCGATAAAAACAATAACATACTAAAAATCTTTTGTAAAGATATTTTTATAAAAAAATTATAACATTTTTCAGTAAAATAATTGTAGATTGAATTTCTATGTGATATAATGAAAAAGGTATATAAGGTAAAGGAGGCAATTATGGACGTCCAGAATATGAAAGTATCGGAGATAATCCCATATAAAAGGAACGCGAAAAAGCACGACGCCACACAAATAGCAAACGTGGCCGAAAGCATTAAACAATTCGGATTCGCCCAGCCATTAGTGGTTGATAAAGACAATGTTCTTATAATCGGCCATTGTAGATACGAGGCGGCCAAAAAGTTAAAACTAAAGGTTGTTCCTTGTGTAAAGATGGAAGATTTAAGCAAGGACGATGTAGATAAATTACGTCTTTTAGATAATAAACTTAATGAAAGCGAATGGGATTTTGATTTACTTTTAGAAGATATTCCCGAATTGGATTTTACAGGATTCGATATTGACTGGAATTTACCGACGGACGATGAGGACGACAACGAGATAGCGGAAATTGACGACCGCGACCCAAGTTGTCAGCACAACGTCTTTGAGAATCAAGACTTAATGCAATTCCCGACTACCAGCTTTTACGGTATGCCAGAGATAGCGCCAACACAGACGGTAGGCGATAAGTTCTTAAGATTTATGGATTGGAAGGATATTGATAATCCAGAGGATTACATAGCACATTGGTATTACGACGATTATAAGTTTATAAATGCGTGGCGCGAGCCAGAGAAGTATCTGGAAAGACTTAAGAAGTTCAAGGCCGTTGTAAGTCCAGATTTCAGCCTTTACACCGACTTTCCACGGGCCTTACAGATTCTTTCTTGTTACAGGCGTCAATGGTGCGGCGCTTTCTGGAATTATCACGGTATAGACGTAATTCCAGACGTTGTGTGGGGAGATAAGGAATCGTTCGCGTATTGTTTCGACGGTATCCCGAAAAAATCAACCGTGGCCGTAAGTACAGTAGGCGTTAAGAACGACGACGACTGGAATAACGAGGCGGGCGATATGTTTAAGGCTGGATACGACGAAATGCTTAATAGATTAGAGCCTACAACAATTCTTTTCTATGGTTCTATGATAGATGGCCTTGAAGGTAATATAATAAGGATTCCAAGCTATTATGAGGAAAACCGAAAGCGGTGGAAGGAGAAGGATAATGGGACGAGGTAGTTCAAAGGCTGGTGGGAGCGGAAATCCAAATGCGGCGTTGCTTAAAAGTCTGACGGATAATGAAGATTTTCGCGAGTGGTTAAGAGAGAACAAAGGTAACGCCGAGTTTATGGCGTTTGGCCGCGAATACGGAACGGAAGGCGCCAAAGAATTATGGCGCGAAAAGCGAACGGAGGCCGAATTAAAGAACGTCCACGAAATGAGCCAAGAGGACGCCGTAGAAATGATAAGGGATGGAATCCCAGCGCAAACAATGCACAACTGGTTTATCGAGGCGAACAGTGATATAAAGCCCAAATTAGTTGATTATATATTAGGCCAAAAAGGAATGTTAAACGCGACGCTAAATGTTGCATATAGCAATTACAAGGCTGATTTAGAGTTAAAGTCCATAAGGGAAGGCAAAAAAATAGAGCCGATGGGATTTCAAAAGTGGCTTAATACGCCGCAAACAATGTATAGAGGCGAACACGGACAGACGCACGTAAAATCGGATATTTTCTTGTCGTTTACGCCAGATATAAACATAGCCAAAAAGTTCGGTGGTAAGATTACAACAAGAAAAATTCGACCGAGAGATACGTGGGGAAATTGCTATACAACGGGCGAACAAGAATTTATAGTCCCAGTAGGTAAAATAGGCAAGAAATAACGTATAGTTAAGAGAGGTTGAGTGATGGGTAAAACATTTGAGAATTTAACGTGGGACGACTTATGCGATTTAATGTGTGGCGGCCCAGAGGAAGAAGAAAAGGAGGAAAAAGACGATGGGACGAGGAGCAAGTAAAGCGGGCGGAATAGCGTTGATAGTTCCGAACGTGCCGACAAACGCTAAAGTTTTGACGGACACAGAGGCCCAGCAATTACGAGATTTACAGAATTCAATGTACGACCCGAACACAACGGCGGCCGTAAAAATGTATATCTCAAATACCAACTTTGACGGACAAGGCCATTCGTTGTCGCAGACAATGAATTTTCTGGAAGATGAGGGCGTTGATTTGAACAATATGGATTTAAAGGCCGTAAATTCAAAATATGGATTGCGATTAACGCCGTCGGATGTTGCAAGTATGCAATATACAAGCAATTATATGGCCGTGGCCACGCACGCGTTAGGGCAAGATGCTATATTACAAAGAGGCGCCCACGATGATTTACTTAAGAACGTGTTTGGAATTAGCGACTATTCTAAAATGTCGGATAGTCAATTAAAGTCGGCGTTAGTAGGAAAACAGTTTAAGAATACGTCTTATATGTCAACAAGTTACGATGTAAACAAGAATCCATTTTTGGGTTCTGGAAGTGGCGTAAGCGGAGGAAGAGAAGTCGTGTTTAATATGAAAGTCGGTAAGAATACAAAAGTATTATTTGGCGCGAAGAAACAGTCCGAAGTTATTATCGGTAAAGGAACACAGTTCAAGATTACTGGCGTTAAGTATTCTGGAAAGACGGCAACGCCACGTATGGGCGCGTCAAAACGTCAGATAGTTATTGATGTTGAAACATTCTAAAGGAGGAATAAATTATGGCAAAGATTGAAGATTACAAAAACAGAATGACAAGTCCAGTGGGTATCCAGTTGATTAGTCCGAAAAAGACTACAAAGAAGGCCACAACAAAGAAAGTAACAACAAAGAAGAAGGGGAAATAATATGGGTAGAGGTTCAAGTAAGGCTGGCGGTTCTATTGGTTCGTCAACGGCTGGATTACCACCAGTAACGCAAGTATTGACGCCGCCAACACCCGCGCAGATAGCGAGTGGTAACGTATTGCCACAAGGCGGCGTGGCGTTTTCAAAGTTTGAGCAAATGACCGATGACGAAAAGGCCGATGTTATTGAGAACGCTTTACAGAGTGGCGTCCCAGCATTTTTGGAGGATTCTGGATTGCAGAGATTCGCCTATTTTACTGGTATGAGCGATAAGCCTACGGTAATGAGCGATTCGGCACTTGATAAGATACAAGGCGACGAGTTATTCAGAACGGTTCACGACGCGTATAATAGAAGTACGGATATAGGTTACACAAGTAAGGATATATGCGACCAGATTTCAAAAGGAGATTTCACAATGTATTCGGATTCTGGCGGTTCCGCATACGGTAAAGCCATATATTTTGCAAACGGGTTAGGCGCGTCTACGGGATATTCAAGGAGCGGCCGTCAGAATTTAACAATGCGTGCAAAAGTAAAAGGTAGTGATACATACGATTATGGTAAAAACCTTGTGGAATATAGAAATGCGGTTAGCAGAGGAGATAAGTTGGCCAAGGCGTGTTCAAAGGCCGATGGGGCAAGTGCGGCCGCGTTATACGCGTTAGCAAAAGGACGAAAAGTATTATCTGATGGACGCGGGCGTGGTTCTTATTATATGGTTCTTAATAGAGGTGTGTTAAATGTTAGTAGCACTTACAAAGACCCAGCGAAGTTAGGAGGTTCGTGGAAATAATGGCAAAGATAGATTTAAAGTTTATTAAAGGCGATAGAAAGTTGGCCAAGGATATGGGAAGTACATATACCAAGAAGAAAGAAACAAAGAAGAAGGACACAAAGAAGAAATAAAACGCCCGAAGGAATGAGGTGGATTATATGGCAAAAAAGATGGGAAGGCCACTTAAGGAAATAGACAAAGGACAGTTCGAAAAGTTATGTGGCCTACAATGCACAAGGGACGAAATAGCGGCGTTTTTGGATGTATCCCACGATACACTTGAGCGCTGGTGTAAAAAGACGTATGGAGTAACATTTGCGTCGATTTTTGCGCAAAAAAGAGAATTAGGCAAGGTTAGCTTAAGACGTATGCAATTCAAGTTAGCCGAAAAGAATCCGACGATGGCCATATTTTTAGGTAAGAATATGTTAGGCCAGACGGACCACGTGGAAGTGGTAGACAATACGCCGATTGAAAAGCTGGATGAGATATTAGGCGCTATTAAAGGAGTAGCCGATAATGAAGTTAAGCCAAAAACAGAATGAATACATTCGTAACGCTAACGCCAGATGGAATTTGAAGGTCGGCGCCGTTCGTAGCGGAAAATCTTATGTGGATATTGCTTATATGATTCCAGCGAGAATAAGGGCCGTAAGTGGCTTGTCTGGATTAGTCGTAATATTAGGCGTAAGCAAAGAAACAATCGAGCGAAATGTTCTACAACCTATGAGGGAAATATATGGGCCAGCGTTAGTCGGTAATATCAATTCGCAGAATAAGGCGATGGTATGCGGGGAAATGGTTTATTGTTTAGGCGCGGCCAAGGTGTCCCAAGTATCGAAGATTCAAGGTTCCAGTATTAAGTATTGTTACGGCGATGAGGTAGCGAAGTGGAATAAGGAAGTATGGGAAATGCTTAAGTCCCGTCTTGATAAGCCTTATTCCAGATTCGATGGCGCGTTTAACCCAGAATATCCGTCCCATTGGTTAAAAGCCTTTATGGATACAAAAGGATTAGACGCCTATATTCAGCATTACGTAATAGATGATAACCCGTTCTTACCGCCAGAATATGTAGAAAACCTTAAGAACGAATATATGGGAACGGTATATTACGACCGATATATTTTAGGTTTATGGGCGCTGGCCGAAGGCTTAATTTATTCTATGCACAAAGACGCGTTAGTGGACGATATACCCGATATTCAAGGCGACGAGATAACGTCTTATTGTATATCTATTGACTATGGTACTATGAACGCGTTTGCAATGATGTTATGGGAATTACATTCGGACGGTATATGGTATAACACGAAACGATATTATTATTCGGGCCGTGATACTGGCGTACAAAAGACGGATGATGAGTATTTAGCCGATATTGAAAAGGTTCTTGATTATGAGGTTAAAGTCCATAGAGCGTGTGGCCGCAAGATTGAAACAATCATAGACCCGTCGGCGGCGTCGTTTATCACGTTGCTAAAGAAGAAGGCAGACTGGAGTAAGGTTCGTTCCGCCGATAACGACGTAGCAAACGGTATTAGAGAAACCGCAAGCGCTATGAAGAACGGTAAAATCAAGATTCTTAAAAGTAACGTCGAGTGGATTAAAGAGGCCGAGGGATACGCGTGGGATGAGGCCAGCGGGGAAGATAGACCTATTAAGGTTAACGACCACTTGATGGACGCAACCCGTTATTTCGTCAAGACCAAACGAATAACAAAAATACGGCGAATTCCAGAGGATTCGTTGACATTTTTATAAGGAGTATGCAATATGAGGACGTTTCAAGATTATGAAAAGGCGATGGCCGATAATGTACCCGTAGAAGATTTTATATACGGCGCGTATCTGGATTATAAGTCCAGTAAGGAATATAAAACGGCCAAGATAGCCGACGATTATTCCAAACAGAGAAACACGACAATAATGGAATACGAGAAAATGCTTTATACCGTTAAAGGCGAGTTAGTCCCAGATACGATAAGCGCTAATCATAAACTGGCCAGCAATTTCTATAACAAGTTTAATGTTCAAGAGTGCCAGTATTTATTGTCGAACGGCGCAACCTTTACAAAGGACGATACAAAGGACAAGTTAGGAACGGGCAAGAAGGCATTTGATACCCAGTTACAGAAAATCGGTAAGAAAGCACTTACTCACGGCGTAGCGTATGGATTCTATAATTTAGACCATATAGACGTTTTTAGCGCGTTAGAGTTCGTTCCATTGTACGATGAGGAAAACGGCGCTATAATGGCTGGAATTCGATTCTGGCAGATAGACGATAACAAGCCGTTACGTATGACGTTCTTTGAATTGGACGGATACACAGAATATAT